GTCTCGCTCATCGTCTTCGTCTTCGTCATAACTAAATCTATCTTCCATTAAGAATTCAATCTCTTCGGCATCTAAATGTGGTCTTGACTTTTTATAGTATTCTTTTAATAATGCTTCGCTGTTGATTGAAGTGTAGTCAGCGTTTAATCTAACATAATCTTCAACTGTTCCACCAGTCTCTTCCATAAAAGAAACTAATTTCTCTACATTTTCAGGTAATGCTTTACCAGTTGATTGAGCGGTCTGAATTGCTTCTTCTACTTCTATAGCTAAAACTTTTGATGCAGCAGCAACCTCTTCATTGGTTACCTCGTGCATTATAACTACTTCTTCTTTGCCTTCTTCAATGGCAACTGGCTCATGTTTGGCGTTTCCTTCAACCACTTCCTGCAATCCCACTTCGGATCCTTGGCTGCCCAACATGCTTTCATTTGTGTTTTGCTCTTGAACGGCATTTGGTTCTTCTTTTTTAGTTGTTAAATCTACTTTTGAAATTGCGTTAGGTTTCTCTAACTTTTTCATTGTGGGTTTTCTTTTTTGCAATTTGAAACTCCCTTCTTGTGTTACGTTTTCTGACATGATATAATATTATAAAATTGGTTAATGCTTTTTTATCTAGGCCCAAACTGATCTAATCCCATTCCTCCGAATACGTCATTTCCTGATGATTCAAAATCTTTTGGTAATGAGTTATTTTTTCTTTGGTCGATTAATTCAGATTGTTGTGTGGCCTGTATTTTTGTTCTTTGATCTTTACGATCTTCTGCTTGTGTTTGTTTTTGTTGTGCAACGCCTAATTGTGCTTGGGCAAGTTGCATACTATATTGGAATTCTTGAGCCATTAATTGTTTCTTGATTTCCGCTTCTTGTTGTATTTGTTGTATCTTAAACTGAGATTTTGCTTGTTCAATTTGAATCTCTGTTTGCGCTAATGCTTGTTGCTTTTGAACTTCTGCCATTGCCGCTGCTTCTGATGCTTGAGCATTTGCTTGTCCTTGCGCTTGAATATTTGCTTGTTGATTTGCTTGGTCTCTTTCTAACTTCTTCTTTCTTTTATATTTTAAAGATTGATTAGCTAACTTAAGATTTTTAATCTGTCTAATATCAATTGCATCTTCAAGATCAATACCACCTGATTGCAAAGCAACCTGGATATTCTGTTCTAATTGTGCTTTGTCTTCGTCTTCTGGCTCTAACTCTAAATAGATACCAAAATCGTGAAGGTTTAAATTTTCTATTTCTTTTAATGTTTCTACATTAGATATAGATATACTTTCAATTAAAGATTGTTTTGTCAATGGGTAATTAAGCGAATCATTAATTCTAAGAGCAATGTTTTCACATATTCTAAGAGTTAAGAATAAACTTGATTGTAATATATGACGTGTAGCCGTATTTGAATTTGCTGCAGCCATTTTTTGTAAACCAACTAAAGCATCTCTATCCGGTGTACTACCATCTCTTGCTTCGTTTAATCCCGTTACATCACGTATCATTTGTAAGTAATACTGGTAAGTAGAAATCAACGAGCTAATCTTAGCATTGCCTGACGATGTTTGTAATTCTTGAATTGGTACTTTGCCTGGGTTCATTCCTCCGTCTTGCGACATTGATCTACCCACAATACTACCAGTTTGGAAATACATATTTAACGCCTCAGCAGCATTGTAATTTGTACCATTACCTAAATCAACTTCAGCAAGCCCATCAACATCCACAAATACCCCATCAGGAACCATTCTAGATAGCACCTGTTGTAACTTTAAATGCGTTAGCTGAATCATATCAGCAAACGTAGTAATACGGCTTACAATAGACTCTATTCTTCCTTTGTACATTCTAGGTGCACAAATAGTATAGTTCATTTCAACTCTAGTAGTATCAGCAAATGGTCTTGTCATATTTTCAGCAAGTTCCCATTTAAGCATTTTTTCAAATCCTAAAATCTTTGCTCCTGAATATAATACTTCGATGCTTCTAGATACTTTAGTAAAACTGTCATTCTCTGGCGGATTAAAAGTATCAGGTTTCTCTAATGCTTTTTCTAATCCTTGTTCTGTTTGTTTTATTTTAAATACTTGGTTTGAATATGTTTTGTATTCAAAGTAAAGTACTTGTACGGTATTATCATTTGAATCTTGACCATAGTAATTACGAGTGTAATTTGCATTGCCAGGATATTTTTCTATTTCTTTAAGATCGTCGTCTGTTAGATTAGGGAATTGTTTTTTTAATTCTTCTAATGCCACTGACTTAACTTCACCTACATAATAAATATCTTCAAAGTTTGGATCTTCAGTATATGAGTATACTAAGTTTGCTGGGTCTACGTATTCAACCGTAACGCCGTTTGCTTTGTTCCAGTTTGTTTTAACCGAGGCAATCCCTAATACTGTTAAATCATAATTTAATCTTCTATTAATAAGAGTATATCTATTACGATCTAATATTTGATTGATTACTTCTTCTTCAGCAATTTCTACCGCTTGTTTGTAATCTAATTGTAAATGTATCTCTAATTCCTCTTTTGTTTCAGGTAAATTAGATGGATCAACTGTATTATATAAGTTAGCACCTAATTTAGATTGAATATCATTCAAAAGATCTTTTGCCATCATATCCCTTAAGATACCTTCAGCATACATTGTTTTTGCTTTAGTAGCTTCTGGATCTTGAGCATATGCTTTAATCTCGTAGTTTTTACTTGAGATACCATTAACAACTATATCTACAAACTTAGGTATAACAGGTATTGGCTTCCAGTCTAAATTAAGGTAAGATAAATCTCCATTAATAGACATCTCATCTTTATATTTTTGAGTTGATTGTTCACCTCTTGCGTAAAGTCTTAGGTTATGAAAGTTCTGCCAATTGGATCCCCATCTGTTACCAACTCCACTACCTACTCTATCACCACGGAACCATTCATTTTCAATAGCTTTTCCAACTAAAGCGCCGTATTCGTAACTTTGTTTTTCTTCATCCGGTACTACCTGACTAGGGAAAGAACTATTAGTATTAGTATAAATCATATATTTATTATTTGTGAACTGTAACCATCGTTATTATATTTCTTAAATCCTAAAGCAACTTTTTCTTTCTGGAACGTATTTGTTGGCGTGTACATATGTTTGTTACATGCCATAATTGCTAATCCTGAACTAATAGAAGCATCATGTTTTGTTCTATCATTTATATTGAATCTTGCCCAATCTTCTAATGTTTTTTGAAAATACATATCTCCGTGAGAATCAGTATTATAACCAACAAAGTTTTCTATATAGGTTTCGATTGCTGCTGCGTGCGCTTGGATTATATCTTGTCCTGAGTTTGGTATACCACCAATTTCTTTTTCCGCTGGCGATAACTTGTTCCATATTTTATCAGGTCTATTCATTGAGAACCCTCTATAGCCTCTTCTTTTAAAATGATATAATAATCTTGCTTTGTTATTCTCTGCGAGTATTGGCATACCGTAAAATACGCAAGCCATTAATATTTCTTCAAAGAAGATTTCTGCTGTTTGAGGTCTTGCAATATATTCTAAAAAGAAATGATTTGCAGGAGCATCTTCCATTGAGAATTTGGTTAAGCCGTGAAGAGCACCATTAGATCCTCTATTATCAACTGTGCCAGATATATCGTAACTATCACATCCAAATGCCCCAACGTGTTCATTACCCTGATATTTAAGTCCATCCTTTATTATTACACGGTTTTGAAGATGTTTAGGTGGTACCCATGAAATTAAGAACCTACCATCTTTACTTGGATAGAATTGTACCTTAGAATCTATAATACCATTGTCCCATTGGAAACTACCTCTGGTTAATATGTTTGTATTTCTTAAGTCATCATTATAATCTATCTGCTCGTATATCTTAGTAAGATTAAACAAAGATTGTTTTGTTTCATCTCTAAATGCGTGTTGTTCTGTTCTTGGAAACTGACGATAGTATTCATTTAATCCATGTGAATCAGATTTTAAACCATCAACTTCATTTTGCCAATGTTCGATAACCCCGTATTCTATTTCGTTTTTGTCTACACCTTTGATCGGTTTTTCGGGAGTATCGAAGACAGGTAAGCCATAAGTATCAATGAATCCCTCGTACGACCATTCCATAGGTATGAACAAACTATATAATCCTGAGCTAGTCTGTCCGTTGCGGTTTCTTTTCGTAACGTCTGAATCATAATAAAGTTTTTTATAGTTAGACCCACCTTTATCTAAAGCGTTTGAGGTTGAACCCATCATACACTTGCCAATAATCCGGCTACCTAATCTTAAACAAGTTTTAGTAACCCTCCAGTTATTTAAGATATTATCTGGTTTTAACCATTTAGCAGACTCATCATGGGCTAATAGTTTTAATTTTTCACCATCATAACTATTGTCTCCGGTATTCTTCCAGTCGATTGTTGTATCAAGACCTGCTAATTCTTCAGGTGTTTCGCTGTTATCTAATTTTCTTCTTGTAAACTTTGAAGCAGGTACTCTATAAGCAAGTTCTGTTTTCGGTCTATCCATACCATCTTGTATGGGTTTAAAGAAGAAAGGATAATTTAATGAGATTGGAACTACCTTATCGGTAAACATTGTTTTAGCATCTGCTCCTGATTTAGATAAGATCCCAAATCTTGAATCGCTTGACATTGTTGCCAAGTTAACTAATTCCGCAGATGACATAAAAGAAAATCCAGAACGTCTGTTCTTTAAATAACACATTCCATAACTTCTAGGATCTGCTTTACAAGCTTCCCAAAATATAAAAAACAATCTATTTGACTCTCTAAAATCAGGAGCTCCAACATCAATCTTACTCCATTGCAAGTACATATAGTGCGTACCTGTTATATATGTTGGTATTCCATTATTATAAAACGAGAAACCTTCGTCCCTGTACTTGAATTCGGTATCAATATAATCATACCATTTTTCTTTAAATGTGTCTGGGTATTTATTCCAGTCGAAGACATTCTTTATTTTTTCAAGTTCTTTCGGGACTTCTAACTGTTCCCAGTACTGTTCCTCTTTTTTATCTTTTCTTTTATATGAATTCTCTATTAACGGTAATGCTATTTTTAAATTCTGGATTTCATATATCTCACCAATCTTTCCAGTTTTACTAATAACAACCATATCATGGTCTTTATTATACCCATACTTCCAGTTGTTATAACGATTTGTTTTCTTTATGATATTAGGTTTGACGTGATCCGGTAATATCCTATATAATGATTGTTCGTACATTATCTAGATCTCCCTTCCGCAAACCCTTTAAAAGGTTTAACCGCTGATTCTTTATCTCCTTCTTCTAACATTCTTTCTTCTTCTTCTATTCTGTTAAGAATTTCAAAAGCATCAAAGATTGCTAATTTTTTAGTAGCCGCAGCGTTTTTTAATTTATCTGCTGATAAATCATCCTCTCCGTTATTTAAGATTGCTTCTTCAGCAACTTTAATTAACTCAAGAACCGCTTTGTGACCAGCTAGGACTATATTCCTCTTCGTCTCCTTTATATCCATATTTAATAACAATATCATTAGATTTCATACAATATAATCTCTGATTGTCTATAATGAATTCATATTCTCCAAAAGGAGTATAACCCACTAAGTCTCCAGGATTGATTTCAAGCGCTTTTAAAGAGTCGTTTCCATATTTTAATATACCAATAAGTCTTTGTTCCTTATCTAGCTTTAAATAGTCTATGTTCTTTAATGGCTTTACAAAACAACGATCTCCAAATGATTTCCATTCTGTATCGGTTTTGTATAAGTAAATTTGGTCAGGGTCAACAAAATATAAATCTTCTCTAAAATAAGATCTACTATTCTTTTGCTTGCCTTTCATATCGTAAAAACGCCTGAATACATTGTGATGTATTACAACCGTATCGCCTACTTTAATATCTGTTTTATATGCTAATGGTATTGCTACCACTTCTGCAATATTGTTAACAGACTTAAAACTTTCTATCTTAGTATTTAAAATTAATTCTTTATCATCAACTTTAATACTATTGTCATACCTAGACCCTACTGGTTTAACTATGAAGTCAAACACGCTGCGCATATTAATATTCTAAGTCGTATTCAACCGAAATTGCCATGTTAGAATTAAACTTCTTCCATGGCATTACTTCGTTTTCTTTCTTAATATAGATATTATATGAGTTGTCTTCTTCTTCTAATAAGATATGAGAGATTTCATGTCCACCATAAACATTTTGACCAATAGAATAATGCATTGCATCGTTCTTATAATCTGCTCCAATACTTATCTTACGAATTACAGAACTCATTATGCTTCTGTAGGTGTTACAATTTCAGTATATGATCCATCCTCTAAATTAATATTGATAGCGCCATATTCTTTTTCCAATTCCATTTTAAACTCTTCAATTGATTTGTTTGTATCTGCTAATTGGTGTAAGTAACCATGCTTCTGAGATTCTAATACTCCAATATTTGTTAATATTGCGTTTAGATCTTTTTGACCAGCTACTACTTTTTCTAATTGTTCTTGTGTAATTTGTTTTACTGTTTGCATTTGATTTAATTTAATTATTAATTATTATTTAAAATTCGGATGGCCAATTAAATGACCAAGCATTTCCATTGTCTGTTAAAAATTGACTGTAACCATCAGAAATATGATAAGGTCCATATGTATTTTGTATTGTTAATGGGTCTATGTAATAATTGTAATATTCAAGAATATTTGCTTGAGCAGGAAGGTTAAATGCAAATACAGTCGATATATTTGCAGTAGCTCCACCAGGTATATTATATGTGTTTGTGATTATATCAACAAATCCAGTTTTTATTAAAGCTCCACTATTAAAGCTGGCTTCATAATGAATTCTAACTGTAATTTCATAATTTAAATCTCCATTAGATATTACTGGTATATCTTGTCCAAAATTCTCTGTCCCGTTTAATTCAAT